TTCCGATCTCTTTATATTCGTAATAGGCTAGCAATGGACACAGATTCTGATAACGATAGTGAAATAACATTGCGACAAACAACGGGCCGGCAACCCGCAACCAACTTACTTGAGGAACGTGCTCAAGCTGTTGGATTTGCTGATCCATATAGACAAGAACCAGTGTCCACCACTTCTTTGAGTGGTTCTTCACTGACTAACCGGGGTTTCAAACCACTTTTGTGGCTTGAGCTCACGTTAATGGCACTACGCACATTTCTCATGCCTAGTGTCGTCTATAATAGATGGAAGTTATATTGGTTTGGCGAGACAATTTCTTTTGAAGCCGAACGTTTGGGAGATGATTTGTTGGATGAGGTCGATGTAAATACTGCTGATGAACCTACCGAAACAAATCCTTACCCACACGTTGATGAAGCATATGAAAGAACCAACCGATCAATGACCAAAAGAGATCGATTCCGATTTTGCACGCATCTTGCTGCGATGTGCAAAAACGAAGTCGCTGGTATATCAGTTCACACTGAGGCAAATAGGCTAGTAGCTCATAGGTGGTTACATAAAGCTATGGTAGAGCGAGGTATGCGCACCATGCACATTACGCAAATGCTCCCGTTAGCTTTGGAAGCGGTATTCGTACCCAACCAATATGAGATAGAAGCTGCACAGCTCGCACAGTCACGTGCTATACAACAACGTATAGAGGACTATAATCGCCCGAAGTACTCGAGAGAGCAACCGTGGTTTGGAAATTGGTTTGGGAGGCGCTCCAAGAGGCCCCCTCCAGGTCCTCGTTGATGTGGCCTTGTACCATTACCTGGAAGAGATTGCCCGGTTTCAAAAGCCCCCGATCTACGTTCCCTTCAGGTAAAAAGGTATAAGGGACAGCAACACAAACGTAAATCCACGTTCTGTTTCACCGGTGTAGCTAGTGGAATAGAGTATGGAGTTTACAACAATTCTATCAATGCCTTGGAGAGAGGGGTAAAAGAACGTGTCCTCATGATTAATATTAATGAGTCATGGGTGCGACCTTTTAGACCTTCGGAACAGGAATTTGCTTCATGTACAGGCTCATTTTCAAAGCGCCTTAAGAAAAACGCTATGTTTACCAAACCGATGACAGCCGTTGCTTACGCAATGACATTCCGGTCTCGAAAACAAACCCGTTATCTAAAGGCTGCAGAACAAATTGAGCTTTACGGTTTCCAAGATAAATTTGCAGACTTATCAACCTTCATGAAGCATGAGAAATTGCTCTTTTCTACTCTTTGTAAGAGGAACAAAGACCCTGCTCCGCGTATCATCCAGCCTCGGGATGATCGCTACTTGGTAGAGACAGGCAGGTACATTAAGCCTATAGAAAAATTAGTATACAAAAATATCGATGACATCTACGGTTCACCAACGGTGTTCAAGACTTACAACATGCAACAGAGAGGGAATTTACTCCATTCAAAATGGACCAAGTATTTAGACCCAGTTGCGCTAGGCGTTGATGCTAGCAAATTTGATCGTCATGTCTCAAGCTCCGCTTTGAAGTGGGAAGCTGGAAACTACATGCATTATTATCCTGGTGATAAATATTTGCAAAGACTTTTAAGATTGCAACGCAACAACACTGGTAGGGCTCGAGCAGCGGATGGGAAACTTAAGTACACCAATAAACATGGTCGTGCTTCTGGTGATAGTAATACTTCCTGTGGGAATGTCTTGATAATGTGTGCAATCATGTATGGTTACTATGAAGCAAAGCAAGTTGTTGCAGATTTAGTGAACGATGGTGATGATTGCGTTATCATATGCGAAAGAAAAGACATGTATAAGTTCGATGATTTACCACGCTGGTTTGAGAAAGCTGGTTTTGTTATCATTGTCGAACCACCCGTGTATGTGTTTGAGAAAATTGAGTTTTGTCATTCGCAACCTGTGTTTGATTGTGATGGTGGATATACCATGATCAGGACGCCTCGCGAGAGCATCAGTAAGGATGCTGTTGCTCTGAAGCCTCTTGATAATCCTAAGGTTAAGCGAATGTGGATGGCAGCAATTGGTGATGGCGGTTTAGCATTGACAGCTGGTATTCCTGTTTTACAAGAGTATTACAACATGTATAAGAGGAATTCTGACGGTGCTAAACCACTAACTGACCCAACTCTCGACGGCGGGTTTTTTCGACTCTCAGCTGGTATGAAGAGAAAACCAGTTAACCCATCGGATTACACCCGATATTCCTTTTGGCTTGCCTTCAATATCTCCCCTCAAGAGCAGCTTGCACTTGAGGCGCATTATGCTAACTTAACACTGACTACCGGTAACATCAATGATAGGTTCACACCACTACCATATTGATGTATGCCGGGATCACGAGAAGGAAAACTCGTTAACACCCGCTAATCACCGTATATGCGTAAATTGGGTTCCTACCAATCATTGCCCAAAACTCCTTAGAGTGCTAACCAGAATGCCAAGAGACTGCACGGCGCACCCATATTGGTTTGGTAGGGATGTACAGTCCCGTTTTTGTCGTGCGGTATCCAATACAATGACAAGAAGAAACAAACAACGTTCTAATAAGCTTTCCTCAGAGGCTATTAAAATAAATCAATTATCTGAGCAAGTTAAGAAATTAAAAGTATCCAGGAAGAAGAAACCAACACCCTTCTCGGATACTGGTGCAATCATCGGTCGCTCACTTGGTGGGATGTTCGGTAATTCCAATATTGGTGGAGGTATTGGCAAATGGCTAGGGTCTGGGATTGGGTCTATTTTTGGATCCGGTGACTACACACTCGCTGGTCAACCACCATCATATAACGTGTTAACTAATGGTAAACAAGTACCACAGTTTAGCACTTCTCATGCAACAAATGTTGTTTGCCACCGTGAATATCTGGGTGACATTCAAGGCACTGCTGGGTTCAGTAACACTAGCTACCCACTCAACCCTGGGATGCAACAAACCTTCCCGTGGTTAGCAACTATTGCTGAGAATTACCAAGAATATAGGTTCCATGGTGTTGTCTTTGAGTTTAGGCCACTTATCACTGACTTTGTCACATCAGGCGCTCCTGGTGTTGTGATCATGTCTACAAATTACAATGCTGATGTACCTTTATACACAACCAAGCAACAGATGGAGAATGCTGAGTTCGCCGTTTCAGTCAAACCTACAGTTGGCTTGATGCATGGAATCGAATGCGCTATGGATTCCACAACAATACCTAAGCGGTATGTTCGGACTGGCGCTGTTCCTAGTAATCAAGATCTTAGGTTGTATGATTACGGAAACTTTCAATTTGCTACACAAACCAATCCAATCCAAGCGCTAGGTGAGCTATGGGTTAGTTATTGTGTTGAATTTATGAAGCCAATCTTACCAGTAACCACTGGTGGAGACATACTGTCATATCATTCTTTAAGATCCGGAGCAAATGGAGCTAACCCTTTTGGCACTACACAGGTTGCTACCTCTGGTACACTTGCTGTAACCGTTACTAACACCACCTTTTCTTTCCTAGCACAACCACTCACACGCTACTTAGTAGTAGTTGGATTGGCTGGATCAACAGTGACCGCTGTCACACCGACAATTTCCTTGAATAATTGTACCTCTGTAAAGATATACAATGGAGCATTCGGAGAAATTGTCGGACCAAGTTCTGGGAATACCACCTCAACTTGGGTGTACAGTACAATCCTACTGAGTAATGCTTTGAGTGCATCTAGTATGGGATTGACACTTGGCACCGCTGGTGTTCTTCCAACCTCAGCAACCGCTGACGTTTTTATAACACAGCTTGATAGTACCATCACTGTCTAATTTCAGATGTGCACGTCCGAAGACGATAAACTACGTATACGAGTGAAAGTATCCGTCCGAAGACGTTAAACTACCCACACCTGGAGGTGTAGTAAGCTGTTTTCTTAATTTCAGCCGGTTGTTAGTTTCGTAATAACTAACACTCCGAAGAGTTTAAACTACCCGCTTGGAAGAAAACGAAGTCCCATCTTTATTTCATATATGGGTTATTCTGATCGTAAGCCGGCTAGGAAAGGAATATGCGTAACTAACATACCCTTCATGGCGCCACCATGGCCGTACCAGCCAAGCTCTGTGTAGCTCTAGGACGCTAGGAAAGTGAAATAAAATGCAACACTATAACAAATGCTCTAAACTGTGTGAGAGTGACAGTTGCGGACCAATACCGGTTAAACAGTTGGCGTAAGTAGAACGAGATCTAACTAGCTGTCTACCGACAGCTTTTGGGGTGATGACCAACATCAGAGGAACTGGAAGTCTGGAACTGACAGAAGGGGGAAACCAGCAAATTGTGGCGCTGCGTTTCTTTAATTGCAAAAGCTTCTTGATTTTGTTTACAAAGATTAACACCC